TAACAATCGTTCTTGGTTAGATGGAAAGCCTGGATTGCCTCAAGGACAATCAGATGAGATAACCGCCGCCCGAAAAAGTGAAGCCTGTATCAAGGCAATCGGAAGTGCAGAAGGTACAGGAAGACTTGTTGGTACTTCAGTTGGTGCAGCTGCTGCTCCTACTCTTAGTACTATTCCCTTTGTTGGTTGGGTCGCTGCTGGCTGGGTGGCTATGTTTGGTGGTGATCAAGGCGCTAATATAGGTGGAAACATGGCAGAAGACCTCAATAAAAACTGCTAAATAAAAGTAAAACTTCATGGCAGTTACTAGTAATAATCAATTTACTGCCTTCTCTAGGCAAATTGGGAACAGAAATTTTCTATCACCAGTTGGGTTTAAATTTAATTTAACCAAAACTCCAAAGGTTGATTTCTTTTCTCAATCAGTTTCAATACCAAATATTTCTCTAGGAGTAGCTGTTCAAACTACTTACTTGAAAGATATTCCTGTGCCTGGAGATAAAATGGATTATGGTGATCTGGATATTGAGTTCTTTATTGATGAAAATCTAGAAAACTATTTACAGATAGAAAAATGGATAAGATCACTTGGATTTCCTGAGAGTCTTGCAGAGTCTATCCCTTTAGATCCAAATGAAGAAGATTTACTTATGGGTGCCAGATCGGATGGAACTCTGTTAATATATAATAGTAGCTTCAATCCAATTGCAAAGATAAATTTCAAGGACATGTTTCCAATTGCACTGACTCCTGTTCCATTTAGCGCTGATGCAACTGATATAAATTATATTATGGCGACAGCTACTTTCAAATATACTATTTTTAATGTGGAGAGTTTAGTAGAGAATGAATCTTGAGTTCATACAAGGACTTTGGGATAAGGATTCGGTTATAGATCAAGAATTATTACACTCAGAATCTATAAAAGTACCAGCCTTACACGCAAAGTATTATAAAATTTACAATAATATCCTGACTTTAAGAAAGGCACAGGAAACACAATTTAAAATCCTAAAAAAAGAGAAGTGGATATACTACAGTGGTAAAGCATCACCAGATGTATATGCAGAAAAACCTTTTGACTATAAAGTTCTCAAAGCAGACTTAGACAAATACTTTGATGCAGACGAGGATCTTATAAAATGCACAGCAAAGATTGAATACTATCAGATAATGTTAGAATATCTAGAGAGTATTCTAAAAGTTATACAGAATAGAACATATCAAATCAAAAATGCCATTGAATGGCAACGATTTACTAATGGGCTATGAGTGACCTTACTATCTCTAAAAAAAATGAAGTACATCTTGTAGTAGATGCTGAACCCCATGTTCAACAAGAACTATCAGACTACTTTACTTTTGATGTTCCTGGCGCAAAATTCATGCCGCAATACAGGAATAGACATTGGGATGGTAAAATAAGATTGTTCTCCACTGCTACAGGGGAAGTTTACGTTGGATTATTAGATAAGATAGTTTCTTGGGCAAAGAAAGCTAACTATGGTGTCAAATTTTTAGACAATGAAACATATGGAACACCATTTGAGGAGAATGAAGAGATATCATTAGAGGGTGTAAAGGATTATATGACTGCCATTTCTAGTTTTAAACCTAGAGATTATCAGATAGATGGTGTATTTGATGCACTCAGAAATAATAGAAGGTTAATTATATCACCCACTGGATCAGGCAAATCATTAATGATCTATGCCGTGACAAGATATCATGTGGGTAGGAAAAGAAGAATATTACTTGTAGTTCCCACTACGTCTCTTGTAGAACAAATGTATAAGGACTTCACTGACTACGGTTGGGATGTAGAAAAATATTGTCATAGGGTATATTCTGGTAGAAATAAAAATGGACAACAACGTGTAACAATATCAACTTGGCAATCTATCTACAAGATGGACAGGCATTGGTTTTCTCAATTTGATGTAATTGTTGGAGATGAGGCACATCAATTCAAATCTAAATCTCTTATCAATATCATGTCTAAACTTAGAGATACTAAGTATAGATATGGATTTACTGGTACGTTAAGTGGTACACAGACTCATAAATGGGTTCTAGAGGGGTTATTTGGCCCATCATACAAAGTGACCAAGACATCAGAACTACAGGCCAAAGGACAACTGGCGAAGTTATCCATACGGATTATACTACTTAAACATGATCCACGCCCGTTTGATGAATATAGGGAAGAAATGAACTATATCATAGAACATGAGAGAAGAAATGAGTTTATCAAGAATCTCACTTTGACTCTGAAAGGCAACACTTTAGTCCTGTACAGTAGAGTTGAAGCTCATGGTGAACCATTATATAACTTAATAAATAATAGTGTACAAGATGATAGAAAGGTATTTTATGTACATGGTGGAGTCGATGGCGAAGAAAGAGAGGAAGTTAGATCAATTACAGAGAAAGAGAAAGATGCAGTCATTGTTGCCAGTTACGGCACCTTCTCAACTGGAATTAACATTAAGAATCTTCACAATGTAGTATTTGCATCACCTTCCAAATCTAGGATTCGTAACCTTCAATCTATTGGTAGGGTTCTAAGAAAATCTAAGGACAAAACCAAGGCTATGTTGTACGATATCGCAGATGATATTACATTCAATTCTAAAAGGAATTACACCTTGAATCATCTCATAGAAAGAATTAAAATATATAAAGAAGAAGACTTTCATTATGAACTGTCCCACATCAAACTAAAATAAGATGGAAGAAGAATTCTACGCATCAGTAAAATTAGTGTCAGGCGAAGAGATCTTTGGAGAGGTTATGCCCTCTGAAGAGAATGGTCGCACGGTTTTGATTATTAGTGATCCTGTAGAAATTGAAACGGTGAGTATGAATGGATCTCATGAAGGACTCAGAATGATGCCATGGTTGAGAAGTATGCCTACCGAAGGTATTATAATTATTCCAATGGACAAAGTTATTACTGTAGTTGAGGCGAGAGAAGAGTCCGAGGTGGTCGCCTATTATCAAAAATTTATTATGACTAATCTAAGTGGGGGATCTTCTGAAAAAATTAAAGTAACAAAGAAGATGGGATATGTAATTTCTGTTGAAAAGGCTAGAGAACACTTAGAGAATATCTTTAAGAAAGATAGCTAGCTAAATTGCTCTTGCGCTCTGACAGAGCTATTGTACATCTAAATCCAGCACTTGTCAAGCGTTTGATTTTGTGGTATACTAAAACTAACAAAAGAGGTAATATAAAATGCCCGCAAAAGGTACTAGAACTAGGAAAAGATCCGAACATTACGTTAACAATAAAGAGTTTTTATACGCTATTGTACAGTATAAGGCTGATGTTAAGGAGGCGGAAGAGAACGGTGATCCTAAACCACGCATTACCAATTATCTTGGAGAGTGTTTTGTAAAAATCGCGACTCACTTATCATACAAACCAAATTTCGTAAACTACATGTTCCGTGAGGATATGATATCAGATGGCATCGAGAACTGCGTTCAATACATACATAACTTCAATCCAGAGAAATCTACGAATCCTTTTGCTTACTTCACTCAAATCATACACTATGCTTTTCTCAGACGTATACAGAAAGAGAAAAAACAAATGGAAATCCGTGAAAAGATCATTGAGAAGTCGGGGTATGATGAGGTTATGCATGTTGACGACGATGGCGGTTATTCTAGCGATTACAATTCAATAAAAGAGGCAGTACAAACAAAAATGAATCAATGAAGCTAACTCAAGAACTGATTGACCAGATACAAGAAGCAATGCTACACACTAAGAAAGATGGTAGTATTAATTGGAAAGATAGTGATGAAATAGAAGTTAATCTAGCAGGGACATTTGCCGCTGATAGATTTATTGTCATTAAAAATAAGACAAAAGATCCAGTGATATCTGCTGAACCACACCCCAACTTTGATTATGAAAAGAAGGAGTTTAAAAAAGATGAAGGAGTTTGATTATGAACTTGATTACAAAAACATTGATTTTACAATTGAAGAAAACCGCAAACTTTATCGCATTGGAAGGGGAGAACAAGGAGTGTTACTGGTTCGGCCTTATACTAACGATATATGCTCTCATTGGAGATTTGTAAATGAAGATATTGCTCGCAAATCTGCTGATAAAATCTACTCCATGTTTTGTGACTATAAGGAGCAACAAGACTTCATTGGAATGGATATGGCAAGGAAGTTTCTTGAAATGGGATTTACTCGCTCCCGTCGGTATGCAAATCATCCTAGTGGGAAGAAGTACGCTAGAGATGGTTCCGTATCACCGCAGTCGCCAACCGCATTACACTGTGAAAAGTCCCGTTCTGCAAGCGTTTTCAAACAAATGAGAGATAAGGCAGCATACGATGAAAAGTATGTTACAATGAGAAAAATATGGAGATCACAAGAATGATTTTTTTAGCATGTCCACCTGTGTATACTTTACCGGGAACTTGGAATGATCCAGAAAAGATTGCTAAGTGTAATGACACACTCATACCACACTTCACATTCAATCCTGATTTTACATTTATGATCTCGATTGCAGTGATCACAGTATTACTGGCTGGGTACGGAGTATATAAAGGATTTTTTGCAAATAAAAATTTAACAGATCCATGGGATGATCACGATGACTAAGTTAATTGAAAAAGATGACCCTCGTTACTTTAATCAAACAAGTGACGAACCCTATGATCGTCATTACTATAAACTTGTATTTAAAGAAAAACATGTTATACTTAAGACATGGGATGAAGTACAAGAATACTGGTGGAACAGAACTGCTTTTGAGAAACCAGTAGTTGAAGTAATTGACAAACCACAATCAAAAAAAGGTTTTAAATGAATTTATTAGTCGCAGGAAGAATCACAGGTTCAGTGTTGATTATTTGTGCGTATTTTGTTATACTTCATGTATCCACTTTTTATGGTGCGATAATACACGTTATTGCTGATATTATTTGCATTCCATTTTATATTCAAAATAAACAATGGGATGTTGCAATTATGTTAGCTTTTCTAATGAGTATAGCACTTAGTAAAGTAGCAATTTTATTATGAGTGATTTTATTTGGGTCGAAAAATATAGACCCAAACTTATTGATGAGTGTATTTTACCTGACAGTATCAAGAAAACGTTTCAAGATTTTGTAACAGCAGGTGAGATACCAAATATGTTGCTATCAGGCCCACCAGGTATTGGTAAGACCACGGTGGCAAAAGCATTATGTAAACAATTAGGAGTTGACTACTATGTCATTAATGGATCGGATGAAGGTAGGTTTCTCGACACTGTTCGGAACAACGCGAAGAACTTCGCATCTACCGTCTCTCTTACAAGCCAGTCGAAACATAAAGTCATCATCATTGACGAAGCAGACAATACCACTTCCGATGTACAGCTCCTTCTCAGAGCGAGTATTGAGGAGTTCTCTGCCAACTGTAGATTTATCTTCACCTGTAACTACAAGAATAAGATTATTCAACCCCTTCACTCACGCTGCACTGTTATTGACTTTGCAGTTAACAAAAGGGACAAACCAACAATAGCAGCACAGTTCTTTTCAAGAATCAATGATATTCTTGACAAAGAAAACATACGAAGTGATAAGAAAGTTGTTGCTGAACTTATCAACAAACATTTTCCTGATTGGAGGAGAGTGTTAAATGAGTGTCAGAGATACTCAGTTGGAGGTAAAATAGACAGTGGTATTCTAGCAACTTTTAGTGAGGTAAAAACAAATGAGCTTGTTCAAAATCTTAAGAAGAAAAACTTTTCTGAGGTTCGTAAATGGTGTGTCAATAACTTGGATAACGATCCTACTGTTTTATTGCGTCACATTTACGATAATCTTTTCACTACCTTGGTACCTGCTTCCATCCCTGCTGCTGTTCTTGTTATTGCTAAGTATCAATATCAAGTTGCCTTCGTAGCAGATCAAGAAATAAATCTGTTGGCATGTCTAACAGAAATCATGGTTGAGTGTGAATTTAATGACTTATAATCAAATCTGTTTAACACTCTTAGTGATACTGTCCTTTCTG